TAGCTGATCAGATGAAAGGTTATGACGCATCAAAGCCTGGTCGCAATCGTAAGATGAAGATTGACAACCGAAGCGGTGATAATGCCGTGTGGGGATCTGCTGAATCAATCCGTGGTCAAGCAAGATACTTAGATGAAAACCATGATTTAGTCATTGGCCTACTAGATAAGCTAGAACAAAAAGTAGTTGGTCCTCGCGGTATAACAATTGAGCCTATGCCTTTTACGGTAGCGGGTGAGAAGCACGAAGAATTTGCACAGCAATTATCTAAGTTCTTTGAAAAGCTTTCAGTAGCACCAGAAACAACTGGCGAATTGTCACGCGAAGAAATGGAGCGTTTAATCTGTCGTTCTTGGTTAAGGGATGGTGAAATATTTGCTAAGTATATTGAAGGTAATGTTGCCAACTTTAAACACAATACTGATATACCTTTTTCAGTTGAATTATTAGAAGCCGACTTCCTTGGATTTCAGAAAAATGATTTTGATAGGATCACTCAAGGAGTAGAACGCAACAACTGGGGTCAGCCTCTTTTTTATCATTTCTATAAAAATCATCCAGGTGATGCGAAAGGTTTTAATACCAAAACCTATGCAGCACCGGCAGCTAATGTACAGCACATAAAATATAAAAATCGATTACGTCAAGCACGAGGTATTTCAATACTTCACGGTGTAATAACTCGCCTTGAAGATTTAAAAGACTATGAAGAATCAGAGCGCGTAGCCGCTAGAATTTCAGCTGTGCTTGCTGCTTACATCAAGAAAGATCTTCAAGCTGGTGGGATGCAACAAAATTCAGAAGGTGACAGATTATTTGAATTATCCCCTGGTGCAGTCTTTGACGATTTAAGACCCGGTGAAGAAGTCGGAACAATTCAAAGCAACCGACCAAGCGCACTACTTCAGCCGTTTAGAGATTCAATGCTCAGAGCAGTAGCCAGCGGAACCCGTAGCACATTTTCAACATTGTCAGGTCAATACGATGGTAACTATTCAGCACAGCGTCAAGAAATGGTCGAGGGCTATGCAGGCTATGAAACATTACAAAGAATGTTTATTACTCAATGGTCCCGCCCTTTTTATCGTCGTGCTGTTCGAATGGGTATTGCTTCAGGAATGCTTAATCCACCTTTAGACATAGACTTAGAAACCGTATTTAACGCGGTTTACATTGGTCCTGTCATGCCGTGGATTGATCCTGATAAAGAATCTAAAGCGTCGGAGCGTAACATTAAGATGGGCGTATCGACTGAGGCAGAAGTTATTCGAAAACGAAGCTTAAATCCACAAGAAGTTAAAAAGCAACGCATTCAAGAAATAAAGCAGAACAAAGAAAACGATCTAATTTACAGCTCAGATTATCGTCATGAAGTTATTCAAAAGCAGCAAAGCGAAGCGCCACCACCTGAGCCAGAGCCCGAAGATTAGTCTTAAATAAAAACTTAATTAACCCGCCAATCTAGCGGGTTTTTTTATGAGCGGAGAAAAGTATGCCAAACAAATGGTATGAGATAAAAGCCCTCGCCAAAGGAGCGGTTGAAGTTTCTATTTATGATGAAATAGGAATGTGGGGAGTTTCAGCAAAAGATTTTAAATCTGAATTAGATTTACTTGGCAACATAAATGAAATTACATTTGCTATAAATTCGCCCGGCGGCTCTGTCATTGACGGTATTGCAATGCACAACTTAGCCAAAAACCTCAAAGCAAAAACCATCGGTCGAGTGGATGGAATAGCCGCTTCCATGGCGTCCTACTTTTTAACCGCAATGGATGAAGTTCATATTCCTGAAAACGCTTTAATTATGATCCATAACCCGCATGGGCCAGCTTATGGCGATGCTGATGAGATTGAAAGTTCAGCAGCAACTTACAGAAAAATGCAAGGGCTAATGATAGCAGCATATTCAAGGCACCTTGCTATTTCAGAAGATGAAACAGCCGCATTAATGAAAGCAGAAACTTGGTACACAGGCATCGAAGCAGTTGAAGCAGGCTTCGCCACAAAATTACTAGATGAAGTCAAGTTGGCAGCGTCTTTTGATAAATCAAAATTAGATCAATTCACCAATAAAACAATTCTTAAAACTCTGGCTACGGCTAGTAAAACAACTGGAGAAGTCATTATGACTACCAAAGAAAAATCAGCACTTATCGCTGAAGGAAAAGTTGTGGCCGATCCGGTTGCATTTAACAAAATTGACGCAGCAGCAGTTTCAGTGCAAGCCATAGCAGATTTTAAAGCTAGTGAAGCAACCCGCAAGCAAGGCATTCGTACCGCTTTTGGTTCGTTCGCAGAAAAGCACAGCGGAATGTTAACCGGTTGCATTGAAGACATGGAATGCACAGTCGAAAAAGCGCGTGAGCAATTGCTTGCTAAATTGGGTGAAAAAGCTGAACCCTCTTTTGGTGGTTTCACTGCCAACCTTGCAAATGTTAGTAACGGTTCAATTGTTAAAGAGTCAATGGTTGCGGCTATTAAAGGTCGTGCAAACATTAAACTTGAAGATAATGAACTTACCCGCGACAACCCTTTTAGAATGATGAGCATGTCAGAAATGGCTCGGGCAGCTTTAGAACATAAAGGTGTTGGTGTAAGTGCATACGGTGACAGAATGGCATTAGTTGGCGCCGCTTTTACGCATAGCTCAAGTGATTTCGGCAGTATTTTGGCTGATGTTGCTAATAAGGCGATGCTTAAAGGATATGAAAACGCTGATGAAACATTCCAGCAATGGACCAGCACAGGTCAACTTTCTGACTTTAAAGTCAACAAGCGCGTTGCTTTAAACAGCTTCCCTTCTTTGCGTAAAGTTCAGCCCGGTGCTGAATATAAATATGCAACTGTTGGTGATCGTGGTGAAGATATTGTTTTGGCAACTTACGGAGAAATTTTTTCAATTACCCGCCAAGCTATCATCAACGACGACCTTAGCGCATTTACTCGCATCCCTGCATCTATGGGCCGCGCTGCTATTCGTACTATCGGTGATTTAGTGTATGCAATATTAACTGGTAACCCTGACATGTCTGATGATGTTTCTTTGTTCCATGCTGATCACAATAACTATGCAACAGGTACCTCAAGCTCTCTGGGTGTAGTCAGTGTGAGCGCTGGACGAACAGCAATGAAATTGCAAAAAGACGGTAGCGACAATGTGTTGAATATTATGCCTCAATTCTTGTTAGTACCTGCCGCGCTTGAATTAGATGCTGATTCATTAATGACTGATACGGTTTATCCAGGTAAGACCAACGGGCAGAAAAACCCAATTGCAGGAATGGCAACAACAATTGCAGATCCTCGCTTAGATGCCGCAAGCACAACCGCTTGGTATTTAGCTGCTAGTCAAGCTTTTGACACGATCGAAGTCGCGTATTTAGATGGTAATTCATCACCGTTTATTGATCAGATTGAAGGCTGGTCTGTTGATGGAACTTCTATGAAGGTACGTATTGATGCTGGCGTATCACCTCTTGATTTCCGCACTATGTACAAGTCGAAAGGCGCCGCTTAAACCCAATCTAAGGGCAGCTAAATAGTTGCCCTTTCTCTTTTTGAAGGAAATTTAGAATGAAGAATTATATTAATTCAGGTGACCAGTTAACGCTTGTTGCCCCATCAGGCGGCGTAACAAGCAGCCAAACTTTACAAATCGGTTCGGTTGCGGTGGTTGTGCATGAATCAGCAGCTGAGGGCGCTGAATTTGTTGGTTACACACGTGGTGTATTTAATGTGCCAACAGCAGCATCGCCGACAGCAGGCGCGACTGCTTACATGACAACTGAGACAGGTGCAATTACCACTGTAGCTGATAACGGTATTAAAATTGGCGCTTTCGTAACTGCTAAAGTTGGTGGAAATGCTGACGTTTGGTTTACTGGCCAAGTCGTATAATGCCAAAAATTAGCGCTGTACGAGATAGGCTAAAAAGGCTAACGCTTGCAACTTTTAGCCAGCCTGTTTTTATAAGAGGTATTGAGTACAGCGCTATCTTTAGGGATGAAGAATATACTGACGAGGTTGGGACTAGAAGGATCTTGACCTTATCAGTTGACTCAGAAGTAGCAAAATCACTTGAGAAAGACGATCCAGTATTCTTTGAAGGTGCGTCCTATAAAATCGATCACATACCCACAACAACCGATCCGCTCGTTGAAATGGATTTAAAAAATGCATAAAGCTCAATTAATACTTAACGCAGCTTTTACCAGGTTAGAAACATTGGTCACCAATAAGATCATAAAACAAACTATTAGAAACAGAGCCATTGCACCAACGCTTTACCCCTGCATTAGCATGAGTATGGGCCCTGACACGATACTGAAAGAAAATCATAATTCCATTGATTCTGCATTAGAAATTTACACAGATATTTATATATCTAGCGCAGACTCAGATCTAGATAAGCAAACACTAGAAGTTAGAGCCGAAATACATAAGGTTTTACTAGAGGTCCTAAATCTAGACCTTCCATATGTTATGAAGGTAACGCCTTTAGGCCAGTTTGAACCTGAATATGATGGGGAGAGCGAAAGCTATACAAGCGCCACCCGGTTAGCTTGGTCAATCCAATACAGAAGCAATTACAAAGACCCAACAATTTAAAACATTAACGATTGGAATACTTATGAAAAAGAAAATTCAAACAAGAAAAGGTGGCACTAAAATAGTTCAGCCTGTCATTGTAAAACCTGTCAAAAAGGAGGCTTAAATCATGCTAACCACACGCGAAGCTATACTGTTAAAAGTAGAATCAACGTACAAAACTGATGCCACTCCTAGCGCTACAAATGATGCAATTTTAGTATCGGCTGTTAACAATGCAAACGAGTCATTGCGGATGGTCGACCGACCTTTGATCAAAGCAAATATTTCAACTGAAAAAAAGATTTTCGCGGGAACTCTCAAAAAATTAACGTTTACCGCAGAAATAAAAGGATCAGGCTCTTTAGGTGTTGCGCCTGAAATTGGTCAAGCCCTTCGATGTTGTGGACTAGACGAAACTATTGTTGCTATCACGTCAGTCGCTTATCAACCTGTTACAGACGGCCACG